TTGTATTTCTTCTGGCTTATTAGGAGATAATTTTTCTATTACACTCTTATATTGGTTGATTTCATTTTCATCTAAAACTTGCTTTGTTACGTTTCCAATATTAAGCAATTCTTGTTGTTTATGAATTTTTGCTAATGATAATTGTCTGGGATCTTCAAAAGAAGAATTAAAGGCAAATGTTTTTTCATTAAATGTAGATGGATCTATTCTCTGACTTGTGTTTCCAACATTGTCTTTACTGTAATCTTTAAAAAACTTATCATATGCTTTTTCTCCAGATTCTCCAAAGGTATATTGCATATAAGGCAAAATAGTATTAAAAGAAACCTTGCCACCAATAGATTCGTTAAACTTATTAGATAAATCATTATTAATAATTACGTTAAGTTCTTTTTTAAAATTAGATTTATAGTAATTTGATAAATTTTTAATTTTTTCTTTATCTTGTGGATTATTATTAATTAATTTATTTGTTACAAAATTTACATTATCATTATATTGTTCTTCATCTGCTGTAATTGGTATCTCTAAAAACGATTTATTAAAAAATTCAATATTTGCTTTTTCTTCAACAGTTTTACCTAAAATTTCAGTAGCTTCATCTCCATATAAATTTCTATAAGCATTTACTAATGTATTTAAATTATCGGGATTATTTGAAATTAATATTTCTTTTTCCAATATTTTTTTAGTTTCTGAAAATTTACTTGTATTAACATTAGATAAATTCTTGGAGTTTATATCTAATAATTTTTTTAAGTCTAAATATTGTGTTTCAGTTATATCTTGATTTCTCAATTGCTCTTCAATGATATTACCAGACTCAGCTAACTCTAAAAAACTTTCTGAACTTTGAATTTTACCATAAGTGCTAATTTTATTGAAATTTTGCAAAGCATTTTTAGAAATGTTTTTAGCTGTGTCTTGATCTATATAACCTAATGTAACTTGTTCCTGTAAAGATTTATTAACAGGTGTTAAAGCATCTTCAGGTGTAATTTCATTTTTTCTAATTAGTTCATTTTTTTGAGTTATTAAACTTTTAAAATTTTTAGAAACAACATTTTTAGCTTCGTTTTGTGCAATAATAATAGAGTTATTAACAGTTTGTAATTCTTTAAATCTAAGCTCTTTTTTTAGTATATCTGAAACATACTTACTACTTCCTTTTGTAAAATTATCTCTATTTTTATTAAAGAAATTAGCAGCATCTAATTCAGAGTTTATACTAGGATTGTTTTGTTGATTATTTGTAAAAGCATTAATTTGTGAGTTTACAATATTTCTAGTTTCGTCCAACTCGGCTTGTTGCTTTTGAACTTTCAACTTATTAGCTAATTGACCAACACCTTGTATTGCACTAGCAAAAGCTTGATCTCCAGCAGATTGATAAAAATCACTAGCTTGGACATTAGCTGATTTTCTAAAAGCAGTAGTCATTGACCTCTGCACTGGATTCATTTGGACTGCCCCTCCTGATCCGCTAATTTTTTTAGATTGAAATGTAGGTAGTTTTGCCATTGTTATTAAAGTTTATATGTTCCGTATGCAGAAGTAGCAGAATTAAGAAGACTAGCGTAACCTTGCATTTTAGAAGCACTAGCTGCTGCTTGACCACCCATTTCGGCAATCTTGCCTTGCCATCTTAAATCTTTAGCTTCTAAAGCTCCCATTCTTTTTGCTTCTGATCGTTTAAAAGATAAATTAAATGCGTCTACTTCTGCTTGGTATTTTAAAATGTCTGCTTGTGCTGTTAATTTATCAGCCATACGCAACCCATTATAGACTTCTGATTGTATTTCAAATTCTGTTTCAATTTCAGAATCTCGCATAACATCTGTCATAGATCCTCCAGAAGCAATTCCGCTTGCAGACATTGACACACGCTGAGAACCAACCATTCTTCGCTTAGCTCTTCTCGATAAAGATTCGTTATGTGCAGTTCTCCATCTTTGTTCTGCTGCTTCTTTTCTTATTTGTTTCTCGTTAAAATCAGCAGAGTATTTAGTAGAATCAATGTTAAATGCAAAAGCTTTGTCATTAATCTCTGTTGCTCTTTCAACTTCACTAGCATTCCAGTCTAACTTCTTTTTTCTTTCTCTACCTGCCCTTAATTGTGCTTTAGCTTGTTTCTTAGATGAAGAAAATCCTAATACACCAGATAAAACAGTGCTGCCTACTGCTGCTATTGCTAATGGACCCATTATAAATTACTCCTTACTTCAGTTGTTATAAATAAAACATTACAAGGGAACGGTTTATCCTGTCGTATGTAAAAACCAGCTTCTGAGTTATAGTCCATGTTTAATAATATGTTTTTATCTCCTGTGTATAGTGGTGGGGATATATCCATTCTATCTAATGACGATCTAAAAACAATATCGTCTAATTTATCTAATGATTGACCAACTTGTAAACCTAAACTATTCCAGAATCTTGCAATTATTTTACTAATTCTTTTTGTAGATCCTTGAGAAGAACCAATATCTCCTTGCACATCCACAGGTAATGTTTTGCAACTAGCAGCATAGTTATATCCTATTTTAATTTTAGTTGCAGGTGCTTGTAATGTAATAGCACCATTTGTTACAACTCGATCTGGATGTGACCCATTGTTTGCAACTATAGAAACTGTTTCGCCTTCTAAATGACTCAGACCTGATACAGTAGATATTGCACCACCGCTATAATCTAAACCGCAATCCACAAAAAACAAATTGTCTTTGTCTTGATCGTGATTAGCCCAATCGTCATCCTCTAAATACTCAATGTATTGTCTTGTTTGTCCGTTAATCGTTCTTTTGACTACTAGGTATGTAATATCTGTCTGTTCTAGTGCCGATGGGATAGTTGTAATTGCTTTGACTTGTGCAATCGTAACTTTAGCTAGTGATCCACTACCCCAGGTAGGACTAATATCTGTAGCCGTAAAAGTGTTTCCTACTGTATTGCTACTAGCTCCAATTGTAGTAAAATCTGCACTACCAGCTATTGATTTAATTCTATATGTCTCACCTTCAATGACATATCCAGAATTTACGGTTTCAGACTCATAGGTTCCACCAATATCATGGTTGTGGAATGCAATAATATTCTGTTCCTTTAAATATGTCATGCCGACTAATCTGCCAGATTCTAAAACATACCAAATAATATTATCTGGTGCTTGTCTGTAAGATGTATATATTGCCCTAACTCCTTGTCTAAGAATATGATTTGCAATTACTGATATTTCTTTAGAATCGTAAACATCATTGTCATAATTGTAACCCATCTCCATTATTTTACGTGTTGTTCGATCTGTGTAAATTAATGAGTTACTAATTAGATGTGGTTCAACAATACTAGAGCCATAACCGTTCTGCCTAATTACATTAATATCACTAGGTGTAATACTAGCTCCTGATGATCTAATTGCATACTGACCACCCTTAGTTCCAATAAAGAATTGCTGTGCTGATCGCATCCACTGAATAGAATTTGTTTCTTCACTAGCAATCTGAAACCTTAAACCATTGTCATCGGAAACAACTGCATCACTTGGATTGTTCGGTTCAAAGTTTTCGTAATCATCTGTTTTACTTGCCCAAAATGTATTTGGTTCTGTCGATGTTCCACCAAACCATAATCTATTTTGATGAAATGTAACCGTTCCAGAGTAACCTGTAGATTCTGACCATGCACCGAGTCTCCATAATTCAGTTGCTGAACTAGAACCTAAGTTACTAGATAAAGATACGCTAATATTACTAGCATCCGTAAATGTTTTAATATACCCATACCCAGCCAACGGAGAAGATCCATCATGTGCTATTCTTATCACTCTTCCAACATCGGTTGATGAAAACAAACTAACAGAAGCAACTACGTTTATAACTCCAGTTGTTCCTGATGGGTTTAATGTTGCATCGGTTAAATTCTCAGCTTGATAAGGACCATCTAAGTTTGCTACTGCTTCGATAGTCCAAGAAATATTATTAGTTCTGCTAACTTTTCTAGGTTGATGTGATTCACTTGCAATAAATAAAACATCGTTAGACTGTGCAAAACTTAATCCTTCTAAATCGTCCTCTGTGTATGGTGTATCAATAATTATATGCTTATTTGCTACACCACCAGATGCGTATGCTGTAAATGCTGTGGAATCTATGTTATTCCCAAGCATATCAGTTAGTTCAAATGTATTTGTTGTTTTGTTGCTTACTTTATAGTCTTTATTATTTAGCTGAGACATTCCGACAACATTGCTAATAGTAAGAACATCACCATTAGAAAAACCATGAGCATTAATCGTAACAACCACAACGCTTGCCTGTGTTGCCCCTGTAATAGCGACATCATTATCTGTAACAAATCCTTCATTCTTTAATACTCTTATTTTTAGTGGAGAAAATTCTAATGTGTAGGATTGCTCATTATTATAAACAAACTTTTGCAACCTTACTTTTTTAAGTTGGTCTACAATCTCACCAATAAACTTAGTTCCTGGACGTTTACTAATACCCCCTTGTTGACGTATAAGGAAATTATTCATTTCCTCTACACCATCTGCATACTGTTGTATATCAGTCCTACCTCGTAGTAATGGACTAATTTCTCCGCTTGAGAAAGAGTTTTTAGTAACTTTTATTCTCATGTTGTAGGTTTAGGATAAGTAGTTGCGTAACCACCAATTAATCTAGCATTTAAAAAGTCTGTTGCCTCGAAACCTTGTCTGCGTCTTTGTCTGTTATTCGCAGAAATAGCTTTTTGCATTGTTCTTTCATACAACAGTTGCATCCTTTCTGACGTTTGATTGTCATTAGTAATTAAATAAGCAATGTCGTAAGCTAAACAAGCTGAGATAGCTTCGTTGACCAATGGGTCCAATAAATTAAAATCTGTGATGTTAGAAACATATATTATCTCTAACTCTGTTCCATCAAACAAAATCTTACCACCTTCTAAGCTGTAAAAAGTGTCTTTGTTTTCTGGATCTACTGTTACCAATTTTAGACAATCTGTTGGTAACTGAAATTCGTTGCTAAATTTAAAAGCTGGAACTGTTGTTAATGCAGCTAATTTAGTTCTTTTAATAGAGCCATGAAAGTAGCTCGTGTTTAAGACTATCTCTTTACAATTATTTATACGCTCATTACATATACGAGCAGCCTTATTGTTTGTGTCAGTAATGCTAGTTATCAGGTCTTGTCCTAATTTAACTAACGCTCCGTTTGCAATACTTGTCTTGCTTGCCATAATTTATAACCTACATAAAAAAAGGGAAGAGACAAATTTAATCTCTCCCCCTTTAACATTAATATGAGCTTTCTCGAAAGAAATTATTCTTCTGTATACTCAACAATAATTGAAACATCGCCAGCAGAATCACTTGATACTGTAGCGGTTTGTGTAATTGCAATACGCAAGTTAGTTGCTGGATCTTCTGGTAGACCTGCATCTTCCCAAACATAATTGCTTACTTTGTTAATATCTCTTGCTTCAAACGCATATTCAGTGAAACCAGTAGCAGATTGGAAACCTGTTACTAATGTCGCATAAGCGTCTTCGTCAATTACTGCATCAGCAGAGTATGTTACAGCACCAGAAGTAGTAAATGTTTGTTTTGCATTATACAATCCAACATTAACAACACTGTCTGTACCTCCATCTAAGTCATCATTAGCAATTTTGATAGATACGATTTTAGAATTACTTGGCACTTCTGCCAAATAAACTACATCTCCATCTGCATCAAAATCACCATCTGCGACTGCTGCTGTATCCCGAAACACTCGTGATTTAGCATTGATTGTTCCTCGCTCTAAACGCTGTCTTGGTTCTGCGTCTAGTAGAGTTACGATTGCACCTTTTGTAGTAGCCATTTTTTATATCTCCTTATTTAGTTGGATCACATTTAATTTCTACAACCTTTTCCTCATACATACGCACTGCACCAGCAGACATTTCTGCCAAAATCTGGAAGTTGTGAAATTTATGAGGGATTGGATCAACCTTTGCAGAGATGTCAGAAGCAACTGCCATTTTAATAGCACTCTTTGGCATTACTACAACTCGACTGTTTCCGCTTGCATCCTTGCGAACCAACTGAGTTCTGCAAAATTCAAGACCCATAAAAGTATTGATTTCGCCATTAACTAAAGCTTTAACTGTGTTAAAATCAGCACTAGTAACTTCAGTAGTTCTCAGCAATGAATTTTCAGCAGCAGCGTTAATAATACAAACTGGAGTTTCACCATCTTTAATAGCTTCAGCTTCACGAAGTTTTAAGATAGCTTGTCTAAGCTTTCCAATTGTAAGATTACTGTCTGTTGCTCCACCAGATTCAACAAAATTTACTGCAATTTGTTGTGATGCTGGAAAAGAAACAGATGTGCTTCCAGTTTTACCAGTGTAAGCAGTGCCTAAAGCAGCATCTAGGATGATTTCATCCATTTGTCTACCTAAAGCATATACAGCAGTAGTTACATACTCAGAAGTAGGATCAATAATCATTCTGAGTTTATCTTCTTTATCAATCATGTCTGCTGAGTAGAAGTCCTCGAAAGAAACTCTACGTCTGCTTTGTGGTGTGTCGCTATATTGCACATCACCATGACGTGATCCTTTTAGTTTCGCATTAACCGCACCTACACGATCAAAGTATTTGTATTCCGCACCCATTGGATCTTCAGTCACGTATTTACGCAATCTTGCTCCTTCTTGTTGGAATATTAGGTCTACGTTTGCACTGTATTGCTGTGCAAAAGCTGTAGTCACTTGATTTGACATTTTATATCCTGTTTTAAAATTAAAATTGGTTTGATGTCTGCTATCCTCGATTAACTCTAAGATAGCTACCCCAAAAACAGGACAATCTGACAATGAGCCTTCACATAGTGAGGACAAACTTAAATTAACATTTATTCATAACTATATATCTGTCAATAAAAAAGCCTTATCAAATTAATGACAAGGCTTATGAATTATAACTTATTTAGACAATTAACTAGCTGCAACTCTATGTAACTCAGTCCATTTTTCTAAAGCAAACTTATGACCTGGATCTGTTTTGTTTGTTAATTGTGATGTAAAAACTGGATCAGACCTTAACTGATCTAATTCTGATTTAGCAGCGACAGGACTTGTCCATGAGCTAGATTGTAGTGTTCCTTTAAACTCTGTATCGTCCATTAATGATTTACCTGCATTTGCTAACAATTGAATTAGATTTGGATCGTTTCCGTATCTTTCTTGCACTTGTTCTGCAACATCATTAGGCAACAACTTGTTTAAAGCTGCATTACTAAGTTTTAAATTAGTCTCGAAATCATCACCCCATTCTTTTTGTAACACTTCTCTAGCGTTTGTTTCGTTAGCGATGAATTTGTCTTCGACACTTTGAGATAAGTTTGCTTCCCTCTCAGCAATACTCGTAAAAACTGCACTTGCTTGTTGTTGGCTGAGTCCAGCTTTATGAAACGATTCTGCAAGTTTGTTTTTATCACTATCCTCAAATTTAATATGCTCAGAATTATAACTTAAATCATAACCATCTATTGTTTCTGGTCTGCCTGTTTTATTGTAAAACTCATTCCAATCTGATTCTTGCCAGTTTTCCTGTGGTAAAGAAACTTTAGGTTTACCTAATACTTTCTCTAAGTTTACAACTTGTTTAGCAATATCATTAATGTTTTTAGCATTACTAATAGAAGGAGTTGATCTAAACTCTTCGCTTATATCGTTTAACCAATCTTTTTCAGCAGATGCAATTGTTGCACCCTCGTTCAATAGATTAGTTTGCGGTTGTTCTGTTGTTGTTTCAGCTACTGTATCAGTCGGTGAAGACTGTGTAGCTACTGCTGATTCCATCGTTTGTTCTTCGCTCATGTCTTAATGTTTTGATTTTTGCTTCGGATCTACGCTCAAACTCACTGTCTGGTGTAGATATAAAATCCTTTATTTTAAGCAATGTATTCCGAACACCTTCATTTAAAGCAGTGCCTTGTGGATCTCCTTTTACGTATGTAGAAGTATTGTAATAACACAAACTTTCTAACATTGTCATTGCTAGTTTTCCGTTCCTACCTCGGAATATTTTTTTAAATGATTTTTTCTGTAACTCTATTTCTCTAATCTTTTGTACTTTGTCTTCTATTACTTTGCTCATATGTTTTGTTCCATACTTCTAGCTTGAGCTAAGTCTTTAACAGCAGATGCCTCTAGTGGTGCATTATTTACCGCCATTTGTCTGGCTTCATTTTCTGCTTTAGCTTGTCTCAACTCTTGTATTTCTTCTGGTGTTCTTGTGGTTTTAGTTGAAATGTCAGACCACTGTGCCATTGCGAGTGAAAGTGCATCAGTATCAATAACATCAATTACATTAGGATCTAATTGTGCTAGTAAAGATAACTCTTCTATATATCGTCTTGAGTTTTGAGATTTAACTGAAAACTGTGCTTTTGCTGCTGGAGATGTGTATTTTATCTCTAGTCTTCCTAATTCTACATCAGGTTCAGCAAATTTACCTTGTTCTGCCATAAGATTATAAGACCGCTGTATCAATGGACCAAACAACTCAACTTGCAATCTTCCAAGCATAGGAGACATCATTCTTAACTTTTCGTCTCTTTCGTCTGCTACTTCAAATGCTGTTTGACGTTCATTCTTTCTTTGACGCAATAACCAGTCTACATGGAAAGCTTCATTAATCTTCTTTTCCAACCTAGACATTGTGTAATCAACCCAATCAAGTCTACCACCAGTCTCAACAGGTCTAATTTGTGCAGAACCAGGTTCTTTCCAAATAATAGATCCACTGCCAGTTGCAACATCTCCAATAATTGAATCATCTTCAATTTCTAAGCTTGGATTGATTTGTTGATCGCCTTTCATTAACACTTGTCGTTGGACTGCATTAATTACTCGTATATCATGCAACGCTGTTCTTCCTGGACTTCTGCCGTAAACTTCACCAGCTAATTTAGTCCATCTTGGAACATGATAAGGAAACTCGTCAAAACCACCTTTACTTAAAATACCACCATCTTTAGTTATGCCATCGTCTAACTTCTTACAAAACCAAAAACTTACAAAGTCTTTTGACTCAGACAACTTCTGTCCTGTTTCGTCCTGTGATGGGAAAACAGAATGAGATATTGTAAGCTTATCATGCTGACGCATTGTTTTAAGCTTCTCATTGTTTCTAATTTTAGGAAACTTCTGTAGTATTTGCCTAACAGTCATTTCCATTTCTCTATACAAAGTATCAACCATACCAAGATGGTTTTCTCTTATATAGCAATGAGCTAGTGGTATTGTTCTAAACACTAACTGATCTCGTTTAATATCAAACTCTTCGTATATAATAGACGTGCCTAATGCTCCAAGGTCTAAATAGCATTCGTGCATTGATTGATTAAACCCAACATTAGGTTTGCTCAGTTCCCTAAATATAGTATCGCTAACAGACTCTAACCACTCTCTTACAGACTCGTCCTCCATTAAATTAGTGTCGCTAGTAGATAAACTAAACCAACGATCAGTAGGAGATGTGTTGTATGTATGTAGTCCAGATGCAAATTGTTCTAATGCCCATAAAGCAGTTCCATCATAAATCTCGTAATGCCTTGATTCACCACGAGTTAGGTTTCTTAAAAAATCGCTTGTTCCTGGACGTATATATCTGACAACATCTTGTAAGTCTTGATTCCATAAACCTTTATCACCTTTAAGTGTTTGAAGGTCCTTATGTAAATAGTCTATTAAGCGTTCTTCGTTCACGATGCACTACCTAGCAATGTTTTTTTAGTTGTTTCACCGTAACTAGGTTTCCCTTGTCTCATTTTACTTTCTTGCTGCTTACTTCTTGACCTACTTCTTTTTGGATTT